TCACTCGCCCGCACGCCCGGCGCGGAGAAAAAAGTCGACCATCTGGCCGATACCGCGGACCTCGGCGCATTTCGTCACCGAGGTCAGCCCCCAAACCTCCTCCACGGCGTCGGCGGCACCCTCGATCGCCGGGTCGCCGCCGGTGAGCAGCAAGACCGGCAGGCTCCGGTCGTAGTCCGCCACCGTCATCAACACGTGGCAGCCATCCTGGCCGCGGCAATCGAACTCGGCAATCAAGGCCATCGGCCGGAAATCCATCAGGACGCTGGCCAGGTCCAGGTCGCTCCCTGCGCGCTCGACCGAAATGGCCAGGAATTCGCAGACCTCTTCCAGGGCGGACGACACAAGCGATCCATCCTCCACAACGAGAACGAGCGGCTGGCGAGGCCGCGCGGCCGCGCGGCCGTCGCTCATCACCGCGATCGGTGCCGCGATCTCGTTTTCCATGAAGCTCATGGCAGTTCCTCCCACACGAAGCTTTTTGGTCCGAGCATGGCGCAAGTCAGTGCGCAGGCTGGTTACGGCCGCGTTGAGACAGGCAAGGGCTGCCGTAGGTTGAAAGTCCGCAGTGCTGGTGCTGCACACAGGATGCATGACGAAAAAAACCGCGATGGATAGGAAAAAAGGCTTGCCCACCTGCCCCAGAAAATCGTATGAATTACGGCATGATGGCGGGATGCATACGAGGCGGGACGGTTCTCCCCGCTTCCCTCCCCCGATGACACAGCAAGACCCCCTCACACCTCTCGCGATCCTGCTCCAGGCAATGCGGGACAAGTGGGATGCAGGCGATCACGAAGGCGCAGTCGCCATCGCAAAAGTCGCGGCGCCCTACATGCATTCGCGTCAGCGTGCGGCCTCGACTGCGAACCCGACCTCCCAGGAAGTGCACCGTCTGAGTGATGCCGAGCTCTCGCTCCAATTGGCAGAGGCTCGAAGGCGAGAGTGCGCAGCGTCAAACGATCCGCAGCAACCTGACTGAGTGGGCCACTGTAGCGCTTGCTCCTGCCGGCCACGCACCCACGGCACACCATCGGCTGTTGATCAAGGAACTGGAAAGCCTGAGCCACGGCGAGACCGATCGCCTGATGGTCCTGATGCCGCCCGGCTCGGCGAAATCGACCTACGCCTCGGTGCTGTTCCCGGCCTGGTGGTTCACCCAGCATCCTCGCTCATCGATCATCGCCGCCTCGCACACGGCCAACCTGGCGGAGCATTTCGGTCGCCAGGTGCGGAATTTGGTCCTGGAGCACGGCCCACGCCTGGGATACGAGCTGGTGCCCGACAAGCGGTCCGCGGGGCGATGGCAGACCTCACGCCGCGGCGTCTATCTCGCGGCCGGCATTCGCGGCCCGATCATCGGGCATCGCGCCGACCTTGCGATCATCGACGACCCGATCAAGTCGCAGGCCGAGGCCGACAGCGCCGGCTTTCGGGATCACGTCTGGGGTTGGTACCGGTCCGATCTAAGCACCCGGCTGAAACCGGGCGCCAGGGTCCTGCTGATCATGACGCGCTGGCACGAGGACGATCTGGGCGGGCGCCTGCTGGCGCAGCAGCGCGACCAGTGGCGCGTCTTGCGGCTGCCGGCGCTTGCCGAAGCCGACGATCCGCTCGGACGCGCCCCAGGGTCACCGCTCTGGCCGGACTGGGAGAGCGCGGCCGAACTGGACCGCAAACGCAGCTCGATCGGCGAACGCGCGTGGTCCGCATTGTTCCAGCAGGCGCCAAAGCCGCTGGAAGGCGGCCTGTTCAAGGTGGCTCGGCTGGAATTCGTAGACGTTCCGCCCTCGCTTACCAGCGGGGTCGTCGTGCGCGCCTGGGATCTCGCGGCCACGCAGGCGTCCGCCGGCAACGATCCGGACTGGACGGCCGGTGTCAAACTGCTGCGTGACGCCTCCGGCCGCTGCACGGTGCTCGACGTGTCACGCCTGCGCGGCACGCCGCGCGAGGTGGAGGCTGCGATCGTGGCCGCCGCACGCGCCGACGGCACGAGCGTGACCATCGGGCTGCCGGAAGATCCCGGCCAGGCAGGAAGAAGCCAGGTGTCCTACCTGGCGACGGTGCTTGCCGGCTATCGGATGACTGCATCGCGTGAGACCGGCGCCAAGCTGACACGGGCCATGCCGGTGGCCTCGCAGATCGAGGCGGGAAACGTTGCGCTGGTCCGGGCCGCCTGGACCGATGTCTTTCTCGAAGAACTTCGCGACTTCCCCTACGGCCGCAAGGATGACCAGGTCGATGCGTTGTCGCGCGCCTTCGCCATGGTGACGGAGCTTGGCCGTCCCGCACGGCGTCTGCACGTGCCACTGCTCGCCCGATAGCAACGCCGACCAAAAGGCACAAGATGTTCGAAACGATTCTCGACCTGACGCCGCGCGACTCTGATTATGCGCCGCGCACGCGAACGCTGGACATCTTGCGGCGCGTTCTGGACGGGCGCTTCTACGACGTGCTGCCGTACCAGTTTCATGAGGAACGAGGCGCAGGCGGCGAGTACATCCCGCTGCGGAACCGGCGCCCGAGCGTGCGGTACGCTCTGTGTCGCGTCGTCGTCGAGGACAGCGTTTCGCTGCTGTTCAGCGAGGGGCACTTCCCGACCATCGACTGCGCGGACGCCACGGTGCGCGATGTCTTTGCCGATCTGGTGAAGGAAAGCCGGCTCAACCTCATTATGACGGATGCGGCGATCCGCGGCTCGATCGGCTCGGTGGCGGTGCTGATGCGCGTTCTGCACGGCCGGGTGTTCTTCAATGTGCTGGACACGCTGTTCCTGCAGCCGTCCTGGAACCCGAACGAGCCGGATACCCTCGCAGGCGTCACCGAACGCTACAAGGTTCCGGGCAGTCTCCTGGCCACGAACGGCTACGACATCGATGACCCCACTGCGGACTACTGGTTTACGCGGACATGGGACCAGCAAGCGGAGACCTGGTTCCTGCCGGTTGCCACCGACAGCGACGAGGCGCCACTGATCGACCAGGCCCGGTCGGTTCAGCACGGGCTGGGCTTTGTCCCGATCGTCTGGATCAAGAATCTGCCGGGACCGTCAGCGACTGGCGACGAGAGCGACGGCGCCTGCACCTTCCGCGCAGCAATCGAGACGCAGATCGAAATAGACTACCAGCTCAGTCAGGCCGGGCGCGGGCTGAAATACAGCAGCGATCCCACCTTGCTGATCAAGGAACCCGCGACGACCGACAGTGAGGTCGTCAAGGGCGCGGGAAATGCGCTTGTCGTCAGCGAAAAGGGGGACGCAAAGCTGCTGGAGATCGGTGGCACCGCATCGGCCGCCGTGATCGACTATGTGCGCACCTTGCGGGAATTGGCGCTGGAAAGTGTGCATGGCAACCGGGCCAGCGCGGACCGGCTGACGGCGGCGCAATCCGGCCGGGCGCTGGAATTGATGAACCAAGGCCTCATCTGGCTCGCCGACAATCTTCGGACGAGTTACGGCGAGGGCGCGCTGCTGGCACTCGCGCACATGGTTTTGCGCGCCTCTCAGGTCTTCCGGCTTCGGGTCATGGGGCGCGACGTCCCACGGCTTGATCCCCACTCTCGGCTGACGCTGAAATGGCCGCGCTGGTACCCGCCGACTGCCGAAGATCGCCAGCGCGATGCGCAAACGCTGAGCACACTCGCCAACGCCGGCCAGATCAGCCGGGAGACGGCGGTGAAAGCCATCGCCGATACCTACGACATCGAAGACGTGTCGCAGGAACTGGCGCGCATCGCCGCCAATCGCAAGACCACCAGGAAGAGCTGATGTCAGACACTGCCCAAGCGACCGACCAGTCCACGGACCCCATCGCCGAACTGCGCGAGCACGCGGAGGCGCTGGAGCGCCGGCTGAGCGAGGTGACGCAGCAGGCGGACGCACGCCTGATTCGCGCCGAGCTGAAGGCCGAGGCGTTGCACGCCGGCATGATCGACCTCGACGGCCTGAAGCTGCTCGACGCAGCGGACCTGAAGCTGCTGCCCAGCGGCGAGGTCGAAGGCGCGGCGGAACTGATGAGCCGATTGAAACGCGCCAAGCCCTGGCTGTTCGGCGGCAAATCGTCTTCCAGCCACGCCACGCCGCCGCCGGCGCAACCGCCGCGTCAAAAGCTGGCCACGGACATGACCGACGACGAATACCGCACCGCGAGAGCCGCCTTGCTCAAACACCGACCCTGAACGCCGAACGCTCGAAAAATCATACGCCAGATCAAGGAATCGTTGAATGGGCATCCAGAATTTTCCCGCCGCCTTGCAGCCGATCATCCAGCAGGGATTCCTGCAGCGGGAGTTCCAGCAGGCGCTGCGCTCACGCATCGGCTACCGCGCCTGCGCGGATCGCGAACAGATCCCGGCCGGCATCGGCGAGACACTCACCAAGACGCGCGCCGGGTTGAAGCCCACCGTGACGACGCCGCTGCCCCCCAGCACGAACACGAACTTCGACAACGGCCTGACCCCGGCAGGGTGGGGCGTTGAGCAGTATACGCTAACGATCAACCATTACGCCGCGACGACCGACCTGAACATGGTCACAAGCCTCGTCGGCATTGCCTCCCAGTTTCTGCAGAACGCCTACGTCAATGGCGAGCAGGCCGCGCGCAGCCTGGACGAGCTGGCACGCAACGCCCTGTTCAATGCCTATTTCGGCGGCAACACCAGGGTCCGCGTTACGCTCACCAGTGCGGGACCGGCTGTTTCGGTCGACGACATCCGAGGGTTTCAGGCGGCCTTTGTCAACGGCGTGCAGCAAACGGTCGGAAGCTCCAACCCACTGACCGTGACTGTCGGATCGAACGCCTACTCACTGGTGGGGGCCACGGCCGACACGACCAACGTGTCGACCGCGCCGAATGGTGTCTCCGGTGTGCTCACCTTCGCGACCAATGTCGCCGTCATCGACGGCACGCTGGGCAATTCCGTGCAGGCGGCGAACGCGTCGGTGATCGTCAGGCCGTCTGCGCGAGGCAATACGTCGCTGCTTGCAGCGGGTGACACGCTGACCATGTCCTGCCTGCTGGACGCCGTCGCCAAGCTGCGGACGAATGCCGTGCCGGAGATCGGCGGGCTTTACAACTGCTATCTGGATCCCGTCTCCGCGCGACAGCTCTTCGCCGACCCGGACTTCAAGCAGCTATTCCAGGGCGCAAGCTCGGCGAACCAGGTGTTCCGCCAGGGCATGACCAACGATTTCCTCGGACTTCGGTTCGTTCCGACGACGGAAGCCTTCGTCCTCCCGCACCCGACGCTCAGCAGCCTGTCTGTCCGGCGGCCGATCATCTGCGGCCAGGGCGCGCTGATCGAGGGCGACTTCGCCGGGATGGCGAACGAGGACGTCGCCCCGAAGGACTCGATCGTGACCATGGTCGATGGCATCGTCATGGTAACGCGCGAGCCGATCGACCGGCTGCAACAGATCATCGCCCAGTCCTGGTATTGGATCGGCGGCTTCTGCACGCCGTCCGACACGACGACCAATCCCACCACCATACCAACAGCAACGAACGCCGCCTTCAAGCGGGCCGTGATGGTCGAGCATATCGGCTGAAGACGGGGGAGGGACAGATATGGCCATTGGTTCCATCACGCCGTTCCGTCCCACCGGAACGGCCCCTCTCGGCGCCAGCACGACGTCATCGAACGTCGCGCTGGCAGGCGGCGGCGAATCGGTGGTGGTGACGAACATCGCCACTTCGCTCGCCTATGTCCGATTCGGTGCCGACCAGACGGTCGCCGCCACCAACGCCGACATGCCGGTGCTGCCGAACACCCGCGTGATGCTATCGGTGAACAGTCTGATCGCCTACGCCGCTGCCGTCCTCACCACCGGCAGCGGCACCGTTCTGTTCAGCCGCGGCGACGGGTCGTTCCTGTGAACCCGCTGACCGACGCGGAAAAGACCGATATCCGGCGCTTCTGCGGGTACCCGGCCTACGGTGCGGCCGCGGTCTCGCTGCAGAGTTGGCGATTCTACCAGGCTTACGGTCTGCTGGAGTTCCGCATGACCAACCTATCAGACTCCGAGTTGGCGATCGCGCGTCGCTATCTCGGGTCATTGACGGTGCTTGAGTTTGCCGTTCCCCGGTCGGGCGAGAACCTCGATACCGACCAGGCGGCGGTCTGGACCCGCAACGCCAATGAACCGCGCGACCGGCTGCAGCTGTTCACCGAGTGGTGCCGCCGCCTGTGCGGGTTCCTCGGCGTGCCGCCAGGCCCCGCTTTGGCCGATAACGGTCTGGTCCTGGTGGTCTAAGATGCAACCTGGAGCTTTACAGGACCGAATCCGCTGGGGGATGAACATAGCGGCCCGCAAGATCGGCGCGTCGACCGACGCGTATCGGCCATCGGGCGCCAGCACACCGCTGGACCCGGTAAACCGTTTTCTTCGGCTTCCGGCAGCCTTTAGCGGGATCGATGGGAATTTCGGACGCGCCGTCGGCTACGGCTCGTCACTCTGGCACGGCTTTTTCGACGCGGCCTATACGCGACCTGGCGACTATCTGGTGCAGGGTTACGACGTGTGGTTCGTCGCAGCGCAACAGCGGCTGCTTCCGGTGCTCTGCGTCCAGACAAACCGGGTCATTTCCTTCACCCGGCCCCCCGCGCCAACCGCCACCGGCGCCAACAGCTATGGAGGCATGGTTGCCAGCACGAACATGCCGCTGCTGACGAACTGGCCGGCGAGCGTGCTCGGCGCGTCGGGCGCGGGGCATCCCGAAGCCGACCTGCCAGGAGATTCGACCGTTCCCTACTGGACAGTTCTGTTTCCTGCCTGGCCCGGCGTTATATTACAGCCGGCGGATCTGCTGAGCGACGATCTGGGGCGCAACGCCACAGTTTCAGCTGCCGAACTGACGGAGCTCGGCTGGCGCGTGACCGCCAAGCAGGCGACCAACTGATGGCCGATCAATCCGATGTCGAGAACGCGCTGGTCACGATCATCGCCGGCGCGCTGTATCCGAACGGAACCAGTAGCCCGAGCGTCCCGGGACCTGCCTGCCGGGTCTATCGCGGCTGGCCGCTGCCGGCGGCGCTCGATGCCGATTTGGCCGCTGGCCGCATCAACGTAACCGTGTTTCCCTCAGGCGGGTCCGGACGCAACACGACACGCTACGAACCGCGATGGGCGGTGACGCCGCAACAGCCGACACTGACGGCGAGCGTGACAGGCGATACGATCGCGTTCGGCGGAAGCGCCGACCCGGGCCAACTCGCCGGTGTGCTGGCGGATCAGCGTAGCTACGTCTATCGGACACAGGCTGGCGACACGCTGGCGCTCGTCGCGGCGAACCTGGCCGTACTGCTCCGTGCGGACTTCATTGTGCAGCAATCAGCGTCGAGCCTGACCGTTCCCGCTGCGGGCGATTTGTCGGCCCGCGTGGTGGCCGATGCCTCGGCAACCCAGGAAGTCCGGCGCCAGCGTCAAACATTCCGGGTCACCTGCTGGTGCCCCACCCCGCCCGCGCGCGACGCAACTGCCTCCGCGATCGACCAGGCGATGGCCGGGATGCGATTCATGCCGCTGGCAGATGGCACCAGCGTCTGGGTCCGCTACGCCGGGACCACCGTGTTCGACCAATCGCAGGACGCCCTGCTCTATCGCCGCGACCTGTTGTACTCGGCCGAATACGTAACCACGCTCACCGAGATGCAAACGAGCATGCTGTTCGGCAACCTTCTGGTCAACGCCGCCAGCTTCATCGCCTGAACATCGGAGCCCACCATGGATATTCATCTGGTTGTCGTGCGGCCGTTCGCCGGCTTCGCGCGTGGCGATCTCGTGAGCGATCCCGCTCGCGTTGCCGAAATCCTGAAGGGCGAGCACGCCCACGCCGTCGTCCGCGTCGTTTCGCCCGCCAAGCAGGGGGCCTGAACACCATGCCGATCGTTCAACAAGGCAGCATCAACACAACGGCGCTTGTTGTCCCTGACCTCTATGTCCAGATCGTTCCGCCGCAAAGCCTGGTTCTGAACGGCGTTCCGACCAATGTTATCGGAGTGGTCGGAACGGCGAGCTGGGGACCCATCGGCCAGCCGGTGATCGTCGCGACCATGGCCGACTATGCGCAGAGCTTCGGGCCGGTCGTCGCACGCAAATACGACATGGGGACGCAGGTCGCGACCGCCGTGCAGCAAGGGGCACAGGATTTTCGCTGCGTCCGCGTGACAGACGGCACGGACACGGCGGCGCAGACCGTGTTTCCCGGCACGACCGTCACCTTCACGGCCCTGTACACCGGCTCCCTCGGCAACCAGGTGACTCTATCCCTTGCCACCGGCTCAAAGGCGAACACCTGGCGGCTCACCATCTCGCTGCCGGGGCTGCAGCCGGAGGTGTACGACAATATCGGCGGCACCGGCGCCACCTTCTGGAGTGCGCTCGCGGCCGCGGTCAACCAAGGTCAGGGGCCGCAACGCGGTCCCTCGCAGCTCGTGGCGGCAAGCGCCGGCGGGGCGACGGCAACCCCGGTTGCGTGCTCGTTTTCGCTCGGCGGCGGTAATGCCGGCAGCGATGGAGCAAACGGGGCGACCGTCACGATTCTGGTGGGCAACGACGTGCTGCCGCGGACGGGCATGTACGCGCTGCGTGGCCAGGGATGCGGCATCGCGCTGCTGGCCGACGCGGACGATCCGCAACACTGGACGGACCAGGCAGGTTTCGGGTTGCAGGAGGGTATCTACGTGATCCTGACTGGCCCGGCCGGTGACACAATACAGAACGCCGTCGCCGTGAAGCAGCAGGCCGGCCTGGATAGTTACGCCGCGAAGCTGATGTTCGGCGACTGGCTATGGTGGTCGGACCAGGTCAACGCAACGGTGCGCCTGGTTTCACCGCAGGGCTTTGCGGCGGGACGGCTGGCGAACTTGTCTCCCGAACAGTCCAGTCTCAACAAGCCGCTGTATGGCATTATCGGCAGCCAAAAGTCAGGAACGCCCGGATCGGGGCAGAACAATTCCTATTCCAGTGCCGACCTGGCGGTCCTGCTCGGCGTCGGCATCGACGTGATCGCGAACCCCCAGCCGGGCGGTTCTTACTGGGGTGTCCGCGGGGGTCACAATTCCTCCTCGGACGCGGCGACAAACGGCGACAACTACACAAGGTTGACGAACTACATCGCCGCGACGCTGGCGGCCGGGATGGGCGGCTACGTCGGCCAGGTCATCAATGCCGATCTGTTCCGGCAGATCCGGGCGACGCAGATGGCCTTCCTGCAGAACATGTTGTCGGAAGGGCTGCTGGGCAGCACGGACGGGACCCTGCCGTTCAACGTCATCTGCGATATCTCCAACAACCCATCGAGCCGCACCGGACTGGGCTACGTCCAGTCCGACGCCCAGGTCCAGTATCAGTCGATCAACGAGAAATTCATCGTCAATATCGAGGGCGGCCAGACCGTCCAGGTATCCCGCCAGACGCTGCCCGGCGGCCAGACTTCTTAAGGAGCAAACGGCATGTCACTCACGACGTTTTCCGTCGGCCGCGACACGCAGTTGGTCGTCATGGGACCTTCCGGCCGTGTCGATCTGAACCATGTCACGGGATTCGAGAGCCGCCAACTCACGCATTCGATTCGCGTGAGCCGGCTCGACGGCACGCAGGTCGGCACCGAACTGCCCCGGGGGTGGGAGGGCAGCTTCGAGATCGAGCGCGGCAATTCCGCTGCGGACGACTTCATCGCCAGCATGGAGCAGCAATTCTTCACCGGCGGCCCCGCGACACCGGGCACGATGTATCAATACGTCAGCGAGACCGACGGCTCGACGTCCACCTACCAGTACGACAACGTGACGTTCCGGCTGGCAAGCGCCGGACTCTGGAAGGGTGACGCCAGCGTCAAGCAGAAGCTGGAGTATTTCGCGACCAGGCGGCGCCGCGTATGATCACCTTGTCGGAGATCGCCCTGAAATCCGCGGCTGACGGCCTGACGCTGACCGCGAGCGATGGACGCCGCCTGACGTTGCGCCGCCTGACCGCGCTCGACAAGCTGCGTCTGTTCAAAGCGGCCGGACCGGCGTTGTCGCAGAACCAGCCGTGGCTGGGAATGGCGATGCTGGCAAGCTCCGTGACGGCCATCGATGACGTGCCAATCCCGCCGCCAACGAACGAGCTGCAGATCGAGGCGATGGTCAGCCGGCTCGGCGACAGTGGGATCGCCGCGGTCGCCGAAGCCTTCCAGCACCTGGGCGAGGCCGGCGGCGCGGACCTCGTTGTCAACGCGGGAAACTCGCGCGGCACCCCGACCTGATCGACTGTCTGTATCTGGTCAGGAACGGGGTGCCATTCGACGTGGCCTTCAGTCTTCCCGCGGACGAACGCCTCGCCTTCGTGGTGGTGATGGGCACCCTCGACGGCCGCTCGTTCGACTGGGATCGCCTCGCATGGAAGGATGATCCGTGATCTCGATTTCCGGTTTGCGGGACCTCACGCAACGGCTCTCGAATGTGGATCTCGCAGGGGCGCGAGCCGGCGCGCTGGCACAGGCCGCTGGCGTCATCGAACAATCGCTGACGTCAGAGGCGACTGGCAAACACGCGCTTGGTACAACGATCGAAGCAGACCGTGCTGTGATCGGGACCGCCGACCCAGCCGCCGCGGACGTGGAGTTTGGGTCTCGCGCCACGGTCCCTCGTCCGTTCATGAGCCAGGCGGCTCAGGGCGCCGGTGGCGATGCCGCGGACATTGTGGCTGCGCACTTCGTCGCTGCACTGAGGGGCGAATGACATGATCGACGCCTACACCATCGGCATCACGCTCGCACTTGATGACGGTGTCTCGTCCGGCATCGCGGCCATCCGCAAGGAGCTGATGCTGCTGGATGGCGCAGTCCAGAGTGCCGCCAGTGCCATGTCCGGCATGCACGCCCTCGCCGGCGTCGCTGACTGGACAAGGTTCGGCGACATCTCGGCCAAGAGTCTTGGCCGCCCGGTTTCAACCCCCGCGCCCATAGCGGCCGAGACGCTTCAGGCGTTCGAACCGGTCGCTCCGCCAGTCCAGTCATCTTCACCCGTTACTATGCCGGACTGGCCCGCGGAGCGTGTGCGGCCGTTCACCCCTATGGCAATGCCGGCGGCCACCGAGGTCAGTGTCCAGCCAGCACCAGCGGTCGTCCGGACCACGCCTCCGCCTCCGCCTTCGCCCGCCACCGTTCGGCCTGACGAACCGCCATCGCGCAAGACCGCACCGGTGGTTCCGGCACCGCCTACGGCTGCAGCGCCGACAGTGCCGCAGTCAGCGCCGCGTGCAGAAGCGCCGTCCGCTCCGGCAGCCGTTCTGCCGGAGAAGTTGGCCTTGCTAGCGGGTCGCATACTGCCCGAGCCCCTTGCAGGCACGAACGTCCCGCCACCGCAGTTACCAGCCACAACAGCGCCGCAGCGCGCTCCACTACCGCAGCGGCCGGAGTTGTCCCTGGACATCATTCCAACCGTCTACCGTCAAGAACAGCCGAGCGCGCCGTTCGCTGCTATCCAAACAACCACAGCGATCGAGACGGCGATAGCGGCTCAGCAAGCCGCACCGTCGCCCACGACAAAGACCCGGGCTGCGCCGCCCGACGCACAGGATGACCGTCGTTCAGTCGAGCCGTCGATGCCTCCCGATGCCGCACCACAGTTCGCCCAGGCTGATCTGTATATTGATGGCGCCGTGCTCGGACGCTGGGTGACGCGCCATCTTGAGCGGCAGTTGATCCGGCCGCCGTCCGGTATCGCTGCTGTTGATCCGCGACTCACCCCCGGCTGGGCAGGCCCGGCGACGGGTTTCTGA